AGTGGGTTGGACGCCCACTGGCGACACCATTTGTATCATCACTTATAACACTTCTATCGTTCAAACTAAATTTTATAGTTGCCCACGATAATTACTATTAAAAATCCTAATAAGATTTACTGCAAGTTTACCACGAGTATCTATATAATAAATCTTAATAGTTTTCATAGTTTAGAAAAGTGTTTTAGCAGTTTTATAAATATGTTTACTTGAATAATCAGCAATCATCATTCCAACTTCATTTTTAAGATAAGGAATATCATACATTTCTACGACTTCTTCATCTTCTTCATTTTCGTCTTGAAATTGATTCTGAATAGTTCTAATATGACAAAGAATAATTCCTACATTTTTATAACCCCAGCTCTCAACAAGATTAGCATAAGTAGAAAGTTGCATTGCATAATGATTACCTATACTATCTGCAAGGTGGTCAAGTGGTGCACCGAAATATTCCTCTTTATAAATAAAATTATTGAGGTCGAGTGTACCATCAAGTTTCTTATCATAATAACCACTTTCAAATCTAATTGGAGCCTTATTAGTTTTCCAGTCTAAAATAATAAATTCCTTATCACGAATTAAGAGAATATCAATAAGACCAGAAACAAGATTTTGACTATCATAAACACCAATCTCAGCGTATATATGATAACCTTTCGTAACAAGAGCAGCAATCAGACTAAATATATCAGGATACTTTTCTCGAATACCAGTCTTAACAAAATATTCAAGATTCAGCTTACCGTATTTATGACTACCAACAATATCATCTATCGTATAGATTCTATCATTGATAAAACCATTAGCGTTCAGCTTATATCCGTTACAAGTCTTAATAGCAGTTTCAAGGTAATTATGTTTCTTTGTTCCTTTGTCACAAGCCTTAATAGTTTCTTGTTCCCATTCCCAAAGAATTTGTTTCTTAGTTTTACCTTTATATTTTTGATATTTTGGATGTCGAGGATTCTTACCTATACGTTCACACGCGGCGGCAATTTCTTCTTTCTTAAATTCTTGCGTATATTTACCAATAAGAGTAGTAACAGATATGTAACCATTACCTAAATCATCTGTGTACTTATGTTCCTCTTCATTAAAGTACAGTATTCTACCCTTTGGCAAAATCTTTTCTGAAACGCATTTTCTTCCCATCTTCTTCGGCAGTTCTACGTCTACGACGATTAGCAATATGATAAGCAATAATCTTTGCTTTACGTTCCTCTCGACTTAAACCTTCAAGTTCCTCAGCATGAGTTTTCTTAAAGAACTTAGCTGGACTATATTCAAATCTACCAACACGAGGAACACTAACAACTTCATCTCCTCGCATCATAGCTTTGGCAACACTATCCTTTTGTGTTCTTTCCAGTAACTCTAATACTTTCGCCTTTTGGTCAGGTCTTAACTTTTCCCAAGCCGCAACACTTCGTTTATAAGAAGCAGGTCGTCGAAGAACATAAGGTTTAAGATGTTTTTCAATACGTTCATCTACGAAAGGAACTAACTTATCATAAACAAAAGGATTGAGCATAGTTTAATTATTAACGGCAGGAGATTCAATCCAAACACCTACGATATAATATTCATCTACAAGAACAAACTCACTAAACTTAACAGTTCCAATAAGAGTAGGAATACAACCGTTTTCCAGTTTTACTTTATCTCCAACTTTAAGACCTTTGACATTTTCGGCAATAGCCATAACTGTATAAGCCTTAGCTGGAATCTTATTAATCTCCTCGTTATTAAGAATATTAAGAGTAGATACTTCAAAATCTGCACGAAGAAGAACTTTGTTACCACGAGGACTAAATGCAATTTTTGTTTCCATAGTTTTACTTTGTTTAGGATTTACATTATTATAACTACGAGTACAAATATATAATATAATCTTATCCCATGCAAGCAAATCTAAATAAATTTCAAACTGAATTAATAAAATTATCACTATCAGAAGCAGAATTATCAATAAGTCTAATAGTAATTACAGTATTAGCGATTGCAAGACCTCACGAGTGGGCGTCCAACCTACTCTCCCACCGGGAGTACACAAGTTAAAACTAATAAAATCCTTATTAAAAACTCTTCAAAGTTTACCACTTTTTGCATCACCAGTTTTCCCACCAAAAGAATCAATTTTGGCGACATTAATATCTTGACCAGTTGCACTACTAAAATCACTAATTTTTGAACTAATTTTTTCGTTATTAAATTCGTTATTAATTACGTGATTATTTGATATAGTTTCTGAATTACGAGTTGGAATTTGTATATATATTATATATTCATTATTTGTAATAATATTACTTGTAATATTATTACTATATATAGGTATATGGTCAATTAATTCAAAAATTCATTCAAAAATTACGGAAAATAATGATGCAAAAATTGTAGATTTTAGTGAAGATAGAGGTCATTTTACAG